CTCCATCGCAGCGGCCCTAGTTGATGCCTGACGTAAAGGTAATTGCTCTGTGATTAGCTTGGCAGCCTCGCCGCCTTGGCTGCGTAGCGCCCTGACAGAAGCCTGTAGGGTGCGGTTTTCTGCCATGATCTTACCTTCCATGACATCTTGCACGACCTCATCAACGGTCTGCCCTGTCGCCGCAGCAAGCCTACGCAACTCAGATTGCACTGCCGTGGCTGGGGCATCACCGAACTTACCTCTAACATACTTAATTAGCTGACTGCCACCAGCGCCAGCGGCAGATAAAGTTTTTTGCGCTAATGGGCCACCTGCGGCGCTAATTCCGGTTGCAAGGGCTGCGCCACTCGGCGTTACATCAGAAAGTTCTTCAACCTCTCCCAAGTAAGACCCAAGCCCCTCAGCCCCAGCGACAGCAGCCAATCTTGCGCCGCCTAATGCCTGACCACCGGGTATCGCCATCATGCCAATCGCAGGAACCAATGCGCCAGCAAGCTCATAACTAAGAGCCTCGCCCGGGTTGGCTTTTTTATACGCAGAAAGTTTCTGGCGCAACTCGTTGCGGATTTGCTCGTATTCACCACCACCTAGAGATTCTGGTAGGACGCTACGGACAGCAGCCTCTATTTCATCAGCAAAGTTGTATGTTGCCCCTTGCATCGCCGTACGAAATTTTTGGGACTCAACGGGAGCGGACGGAGCCTGCGACCCAGCCCGAATCTCTGCAATAATCTCTTCTACTGATCTAGCCATTATTGTTGCGCCGCGCTAATTAACTCTCGTTTCTGGGATGCGCTGGCCCGTCTCCAATCGTCAAGCGCCACTCCCGCTGGCGGAGCCATTGGGACAAATTGGTAATTCTTGATGTAATCAGAATAGCCAACACCGCCAGTTAGTCCCTGAGCCATTTTAATTAGCTCTGCCCGCAACTTATCCTTTGCCCTAATTTGCTCTTCAAGCTGTTTCCGTAGCTCCGGCTCTGGCAAATTAAGATCAAGCTGGGTAGATAGTGCCAACCTTAGCTCCGACTCACTTAGCGCGCCAAATGTTGCAGAATTCACAACGTCAATACCTAGCTGATTAGCTACAGATCGAAGCTGCGCGGTTGCAGCATTAAGAGCGGGCAGCATATTCATGAATACCCCAGAATCTGCACCCTTATCCAAAGCATCAAGGGCCGAATAATACTTTTGGATAGACTCGTTTAATTGCTCCGCTCGCCCCATTACAGCCTGCCCAGTTTCTTGGGCAAACTTAATGTCCTGCAATTTAACGGCCTCTTGCGTAGCAAGCGCCGCCTCTTCCGCAGGCGTCATTTGTGTAGCTCCAGCAACCGTCATGCGCTTGGGTTGCATAGTATCTCTATCAGTGATGACAACGTATTGCTCGCCAGTAACAGGGTCTGTTTGCACACCAGATACCGTTGGCGCATATTGAGATGTGGTAAACAGCATATTCGCTGCGGCAGAAATGCCCTCAGTATTTGTTGGGTTATTTCTAATAAACTCTGCAGCGGTTAGTAGTTGGGCCGACCTTTGCGGATCCGTTTTTGAAATCTGATCTGCTTTTCGTTCTAGTGCTTCAGCCGTCCTGTTGCCCTGTGTCCGGAGCAGCCTCATGCCCTGCTCGGTTTCAATTTGGCTTTGCAATGATTTTGCCAAATTAGCGTCAGGATTAAGCCGCATGGCATTGAAGCCAATTGCTAGCTGCTTACGGTTAATTGGATCTGACAAGTAATCAATTGCACCCCTGCCAAGGCGAGACAAAAGACCAGCTTGCTGAACCGCACCCCTTCCAGATGTTGGCCCGCCAGATACAGACTGAAGTGCAGGCGCGTTCATTGCCGCCATCATTCTCTGCACCTCTGGATCAGCCATCTGCAATTGGCGAGAGGGAACAGTCACCGGCTGCAATTGTGCCGCAGTCGGCATCGGCTGTGGGGCTGGGGCAGCAGGCTGTGGGGCGGGGGCAGCAGGCTGTGGCCTACTAGGAAACGGTGCATTAACAAAATCAAATGATGATGCTGCTTGATTCCTTGGGTTCAGCGCATTTACTAAAACGTCTAATAGTGCCATTTTCTTACACCATTCCGGCCATGATTAGTTTTCCCAACTTACCTCTCAATCCACCACTTTCTTGGTTACGTGCCGTAAAATCTTGCGCCAAAAGACCCATATTGGGAATAGAGCCGCCTAGTAGCTCTGGCCTGCCTTGGAAGCCTCCCTGCATATTGTTGCCGCCGATAGCGCCAACCAATCTCATGACTTGATCGAACGTGTCTGGGGATGCGTCAACAAGCTGAGGCATTGCTGGGGACATCTGTGGTGCTGGCTGAGAAAAAGGGCCGCCAGTGTCAACCGGAGACATAAGAGGCTGGTCAGCCATCTGCAATGCTTGACCAGCAGCCATCTCTTGTCTTTTAGCCAAGCTATCTCGGATGCCGCCCTTTTCCATGCCCATCTCAATCATCTTCATGAGGCCCATTGCTGGTGTCATGATATGCCTCCATAGTTCACGCGGTAGTAACCATCAGGGAACTCAATAACAAGATCCGGTCTGGTCTGCATGACATCTTGAGCAAGTACGCCCATATCTGAGCCAGTTTTTCCAAGAACAAACTTGGCCTGCTTCTTCCAATCCCACGCATACAAGTTGTAACCGCCCGGGGTCTTGCCAACCCTACGGATATTTTTCTTTAACCTAACGTCAGAGCCAAGCAGCATAGACGCCCAGCCAAACAAACCCGGATCGCTAGTTGTGGTCTGAGACTGCGGAGCCTGAGTGACGCCCAAAGCCTGAGCCAGATAGCCGAGAGCAGTTCCGGGCTGCCCTTGATAAGCGCCATACTGTCCTTTTGCCGCGTCCATAAGATTTTGCTGAAGCATCTGTTGCAGTAGACCCTGCTGCTGCATACCCTGCAATGACGATTGCGCCTGAGTAAATCCAAGGTTTCCGAGGTTAGCTAACTGCTGACCAGCGCCCAATCTCATGCCAGCGCCTTGCAATCCAGCCGCCTGATTGGCGAGATTGGCTTGCAATTCCTGCTGCCTAAAGCCGCTTCTAGCCGCATTGATCGCAGCCTGATTCGCTAGTGAAGCCTGCAAGCCTGCCTGCTGATTAGCCATGCCTGCTTGAAGTCCGGTTGACTGATTCGCCAGAGCGGCTTGTAGCGCCTGTTGAGCGTTAAGCTGACCCGCTTGTTGACGCCTTGCAACATCCTGCTGTGCAAGCTGTGAAGCCGTTGTGAAGCCTTGCTGCCTCAGTTGACCGCCCGTCCGCGCTTGCTGCTCTAACGCATTACGAGCTATCTCAGCCTCCATAAGAGCGCCCCTTGAGCCACCAAACGCGCCAGCGGCTTGTGCTTGTGCAGCCGCCTGATTTGCCTGCATTAAGCGATTGCGCTCAATATCAGCCATAGATTGATCTATGACCTCAGTAGTGTAGGGGTTATAGAATCGCTCTATGTCTGCTTGCGTAGTTTGTGCCGCCTCCATGCCGGGGGAGGAAACGCGCTCAAACCCAAGATTAAAGTCTGCACCAATCCTAGATGGGTCATACCGGGTGGCAGACACATTCATAGGCTGATAACCCATGATGTCTCTTGCCCCTCCCATAGCGTCATATATACTTTGTGATGCAGCTTCAAACATATTTGGAGTGCCAGTTGTTTGCCCTGCTGCGGGTGATGGGCCATACGGATTCGTCCCCGGAGGACTGACTCCGGTTGGAACCGTGGGTGATGGGCCATACGGATTCGTCCCCGGAGGACTGACTCCGGTTGGAACGGCAGTCCTGCCCCCGCTTTCATCAGGAACTATAGCTTGCCCTTGGCCTCCCTGCGCGTACCCAAACGCTGGATTAGCTAAAGCTCCAGTGGTTGCACCACCTTTGCCTCCAGTGCCACCGCGAATGGCATTTGGGTTAGCGCCTCCCATCCCGCCTACTGAACCGCCCATTATCGGAACCCTCCCATGCCAAAGTTTGGAGGCCACGGTAAAAAATCTGGATACCCCGGCGGCCTACCATCCGGCCCCGAGGATCCAAAGTTAGGATTAGTTTCCTCAGTGCCGTAAGGCGTAAAAAACCTATTATACGCGGCAGCCTGCTTTGGATTTCTAGCCTCAAACTCGGCCCTTGCCTGCTCAAATAAGTCGCCAGAGGAGTAACCCCTAACACCACCAGCAAACTCCTGCGCTTCCGGGATTCCAGCTAATGCACTTCCGCCCGGATCCGCAAGACCGTAAGCTGCGGCAGCATCATAAGCGCCCTGCATCCCAGCCTCTTGCATTGGCGTGAATGCGGCTACATCTGGGCCATAGTATGGCATATAGCCTATCTCGCCCATCGCAGACGCCTTGCGGAGATTTTCTTGCATGGCTTTTTCAGCCCATGCTGGAATCTCTACCTTCGTGGATTGACTTCCGCCTTTTCCGCCGCCGCCCATATTAAATTTCCTTCGCTAAACTCGTTAAATAAGGCTTGTAGCCTTTTTCGCTTAAAATTTTCTGCCACCCCTTACGACCGGCAATGCTCATTATTGTGCAGCCATTTATCTTGGCGTAATACACAGCCGACTCATCCATATCGACTATCGTGTCCATGTTTCCGCCAGCAAGAAAAACGTGAAAAGCCCTTTTTCTTGGATACACAATTATCTCTGTAATGGCGCAGGCATCTTCAGCAGGCCAAAACTGCATCGTTCCCGTTTTGACCGCGTAAACGATGTCTTCAAACTCATGGGTATTGCCACCCCTATCTAAGGCCGCCTCTATCCACGGCCTGCATCTTTCAAGTTCTGCGTCAAGCTCTTCCATTATACCATTAGCTATTGGCTAATTCTTACGATACTCAGCGTTGAAGAAGGCGCTGCTGGCTCGCCCGCTATTGCACTAGCAATTGCCTCTAGCTTGCCGCCGGCACTATCTACAGCCGCCATAGCCTTCAGCGTGTCCTCGGCATTTACAGTCAATAATCTAGTCCTAGACACCACCAGCGCAGAGTTGTTTTGATGTAGAGCATTCCTCATCGTGCTGTTTGCTATGTTTGATCCATTGATCTGGGGCCAAAAAGCGAAATTAACCGTACTAGATGACGATGAGGAGATTTGTGCCGAAAAAGACACCATGTATTTTCCAGCCTCCTCAAAGGTAATCTCACTCCCCGATACACTTAGCCCGGTGTTGTTGCTGTCTGCCGTGTAACTTAATGCTGTTGCCGTATTCGCTGTAAACGTCACGTTTGAGCTAATGTAAAAAAACCCATATCCGTCAGCTAGGACAATCTGGCGAAACTCACTGCCTTTAGATACAACCGGGTAGCCGTCAGTGTCCCATAAAATGATACCGTCATTTGTTGCCTTATCATCTGCATCTTTGAAAGCAACAGTTGACCTGACTCTTGACAAGTAGTCAGATAAATCTTCTGCCCACTGATCCGGGTTGTCCGGTGCGTAGGGTGGCGGTCGCTCTCTACTCAACGCCTGCCGCCCCCAGAAGCCCGCATCCGTAAATCACCAAACCGCCAGTTATTGCCTTCGCCGCCATCAATCCGCAGCTTCACTTGCCGCCCGGTAAACCTAACGCTCATTGGATTTGCAGGGTTATATGGCCCGTGAGTGGTTTCTGTATCATTTGGATAGAACTTGGTCTTAAACTTCAAGGACACTTCGCCCTGAGTATCCTCCTCTGGGATCACCTCTGTAACGCGAGCAACAGTGTCTCCATCTGCAAAATCAATTGGCCCGGACTCCAAAAATACTGACGCGTTTTCATGACCAAAGCCGGTTTCATGGCGATAAGCCGCGCTGTTTGCCACCCACCAAGGCTCTTGGAATGGCCCGCTGTCAACGCCAGTTGACCTCGTTAAATCACCGATCAGCCAATGATTCTCCCTGTAATCATAGGCGACATACTTATTGCACTCATCCGCACCATTTGCCGGATAAAACCACCAGACCTCATTAAACTTTTGGTTTGCAACGCACCAGCCGTGGCTAACCTTAGACCTGTTTAGCTCGGTGAAAACCTTATCATGCGCCTCACAGGGAAGCACTCTGGCCTGCGTTCCGTCATAGAAAAAGAAGTTATTTTTGCCCATCCAAAACGCGCTCGGGCCAACAGATGCCAGCATATTCTTGCCAACAAGACCGCATGAGTCACCAATCTTTTGGAAGCCAAATACTGTGGGCGGCCCCTGATATGTCGCCGTCCAGCAGTCCGTGGTGGTAAGCAGCAGCGTCCTGCCCCTAACAGATACGCCAGCCACCAATGATCCAGATGTTTGAAGCTCGATATCGCCAGCCTCATTAATCACGCTGGGCTGCCATTCATACAGATTTTCTCTGTCGCACCACTGCACCTTTCGGGGATTGCCTCCAGCCCTCAAGGCAAAAACAAACCGCTCTGCCGTTACAACAAGCCCATAATTGCTAGTCGGAACTTCTGTCGGGTTTGCCGTTGTGCCGTCAGCGATATCAACGACAAGTGCGTTGGCAGAAACCTTCGTCATCGGAGTTGTTGTTGGAGCCAAAGACCATGCAGACATATCTAGCTCATAAATATGCCCGTCAGAGTTAGATACCGCTAGTAAGTCCTCACCCCAGTTTGCCAGCGTCCACACCGTTGCCTCTGCAATCGTAAAGTCTTCCTCTCGCTCTACACCGTAGTTTCCACTTCCATAGGTGCTGCCGCCATAACCAGTGTTCTGTGACGCCTCCGCAGTCCCTGACGGAACAGGGCTTGGGGTTATGTCATAAGAGGATCCATTGCCGTCAATGATCGCAATCCGGTTGTATGACGCGGATGCAAAATATGGATTATTGGAGTTGTTTACCCATGTATGGCTGGCCCGATACTTTCTATCCTTTTTGTAAACCCGAAACTTTGATATGACCCCCTCAGCATCCGTGTAAACAGAAAACCCACTATTTGATGCGCTAGTCAAGGGATTGCCGGTCGTGATTTCCTGCGTAATCTTGGTTATACCGTCTACATCCGCTGTTGTAATCGCGGTTCCAGACACGCCATCCAGCTTCGGCAGAATGGTTCCAGAAACCAATGACTCAATAGTAATCTCAACGAAATATGTTGTACCGGCTTCTAAGGATGCAGAGGCATCTCGAAACACCTCGCCAGTACCATTGATATCAAAGGTTATCTCTCCATCAGTGGTATTTTGGCTGATCGTCCCCGTTCCGCTGGCAAGCGTTACAGACCAGCCGGTTGCATCGGTAAAGTCGCCATTGGTGATTAGTTGCTCAACGTCAGCAAAATACACCCAGCCGCCAACAGGCTGCGCGGAGTTATTAGTCCAACGAACAAGGCTAGAGTCTAGCCATCTTCCCTTAGAGTCTAGCTCGTTGCCGTGATTATAGATCCCGGCTGGTATGTCAACCTTGACAAGCGGCATTAGGCGGTGAATCCAACAAATGACCCGTAAAGCTGAGAACCAACTTTCCACAACTGCACCCAGTTGTCATTCGTTGCGTGAAGAGTTGGCGCGCTGCCATAAACCCACTTCATGGTAGGCCACGTTACCGTGTCAGATCCTACGGATGATATCTGCAAGGTAACAAACTGCCCCGCAGATAAGCTGTCGGTAATCGTCACGTTGCCGGTCATGGCAATTGTTTGGATAGTGCCATTTGATGCAGACACATCAACCGTGCCTGATGCGCCAGCACTATAAACCTCTTCCGTAATTGAGCCGCTAACATCAAGAGAAACAACGGCAGTTAGCGTCAATGCGTCAGCGGTAATGCCGTCGATATTGATATCCGCGCCGCCACCATTAAGGATGGTATCTAGCGATGTCCAGTTGCTGTTTAGCTTCGTACCCCATGCGTTTGCATCGCCACCAATAGATGGTAGGTCAAAGCTAAAATTTGTTGTCGTAGCCATGTGTAATCTCTCTTGTGATGCCCTATTTTACACCGTGTTTGTGGATGGGTATTGCTTACTCTGCCCGGGCCATATAATCCTTACTGCGCCATGATCGCCGGCTGAACCAGCATAGCCTGCGTCTGGGTTAAGGTATCTCGCACCTGCCTTTGACGGCGCACCACCTCCATATCCCGTGGTTCCGCCGCTGACACTTCCGTTTGATGACCCAACGCCACCATCCACAGCATCAGGGCCGCTTCCTGCGCCTCCAGCGCCATTTGCACCCTCGCCAAAAATTGCAGTGCCTCCACCATCTCCGCCGGTTCCCGGGGTATAAT